GCAGAAGTTACAGCAAGAGCGCAAGGCCAACTCTTAACCAAGAAGCCCTGCATAATACACCTCCATAATGAGAATACTCACGGAGTTTAATAATGGCAACACTAATAGACGAGCGTCCAGAAGACGTCGAAACTGAACAAGAAGAAATAAGTCAGATTCAAGAGGAACCTCAAGTAGAGGTAACTCCTCAAGGACAACAGGAAGAAGAAGAAATCCCTGAGAAGTACCAAGGAAAGTCAACTGCTGAGATTGTAAGGATGCATCAGGAGGCTGAGAAGTTACTAGGCCGTCAGAGCAGTGAAGTAGGGGAGCTTCGTTCAGTAGTAGATAACTACATACAGACACAACTCGACACAACACCAGCAACCCAAGAACCTGAAGAAGACATAGACTTTTTCTCTGATCCCGACAAGGCAGTCGAAAGAGCGATTAAGAATCATCCTTCAATCAAAGCTGCTGAAGCACAGACTCAGCAGTATAAACAACAAACAGCGCAGTCTCAATTGCAACAACGTCATCCCGACATGCAAGAGATTCTGCAAGATGGTAAGTTTGTTGATTGGATTAAAGGATCAAAGATTCGTACTCAGCTCTTTGCACAAGCGGATACGCAGTATGACTACGAAGCTGCTGATGAACTCTTCACTACGTGGAAAGAACGTCAACAGATAGTAGGACAGACTGTAGCTAATGAGAAGGCTAGTCGTAAAACCGCAGTTAAAAACGCCTCAGCAGGTAATGCTAAAGGTAGCGGCGAAGCAGCAAGTCGTAAAGTTTATAGACGCTCAGACATTATTAAACTAATGCAGACCGACCCTGATAGGTATTTGTCTTTGTCTGACGAGATCATGCAAGCGTACCAAGAAGGGAGAGTCAGAAACTAAATCTCTTTAAGGAAGTATTATCATGGCTACATCAGTATATCCCAACATGGGCGGAGCAGTAGACAACACTAGCGCCGCTAAGTTTATCCCAGAAATCTGGAGTGACGAAGTAATTGCTGCATACAAGAGCAATCTTGTAATGGCTAACCTCATCAAGAAGATGAGCATGACTGGCAAGAAAGGTGACACCATTCACGTCCCTAAGCCTACTCGTGGTTCAGCTCACGCTAAAGTTGCAGAGACTGCCGTAACTATCCAGAACTCTGTTGAGTCAGAAGTCCTGATCAACATCAACAAGCACTTTGAGTTCTCTCGTCTGATTGAAGACATCACCGAAGTACAGGCTCTCGCTTCTCTGCGTCAGTTCTATACTGGCGACGCTGGCTACGGTCTGGCCAAGCAGGTTGACAACGATCTGTTTGAACTGGCTAAGTCTTTCGGCGATGGCGATGGCTCTAGCTACGTTAACTCTGGTTCTTTCCAGATCAACACTACCTCTGGCGCTCTTGAAGCATTTGACGCTGACGGTGCTGCTGACATTGGTGCATTCTCTGACGCTGCGTTCCGTGCGCTGATTCAGAAGATGGACGATGCAGACGTTCCTATGGACGGTCGTAGCTTCGTTGTACCACCCTCACTGCGTAACGCTATCATGGGTATTGATCGCTACACTTCTACTGACTTTGTTAATGGCAAAGGCGTAGAGACTGGCAAGATTGGTAACCTGTACGGTGTTGACGTATATGTTTCTACTAACGTACCTGTCATTGACACTACTGGTGGTGCTTCCATCCGTGGCGCTCAGTTGATCCACAAGGACACCAATGTTCTTGCAGAGCAGCAGGCTGTACGTTCTCAGACTCAGTACAAGCAGGAATTCCTAGGAACCCTGTACACTGCTGATACGCTTTACGGTTGTCAAGTAATGCGTCCAGAAGCAGGCTTCACCCTAGCTGTACTTTAAAGCTAAACTGGGGGATTCTTCGCGGAGTCCCCCTTTCTTTATTCTCCCTTTCTTTTGTTTTCGTAGGAGCTACAATGGCTATATTTAGAGGTGATGGTGGTGCTGGTGACTCCAATACGGATGCCACTATATCTGCTGTTACAGCCCAAGCTGCGATAGCTACTACGAAAGCAAGTGATGCAGCCGCTAGTGCAGTAGATGCGGCTAACTCTGCTACAACTGCTACAACTAAAGCTGCTGAAGCAAGCACATCTGCTACTAATGCGGCCAACAGCGCCACAGGTGTTGCAGCCTACGCAACAGCAGCAGAGAACTCAGCAACTGCCGCAGCAACATCAGAGACTAACGCAGCCACTAGTGCTACAAACGCTGCTACAAGTGCTACGGCAGCCAGTGCCTCTGAGACAGCCTCAGGAGCCTCTGAGACGGCTTCCGCTGCAAGTGCTACCACTGCTACTACTAAAGCCTCAGAAGCCGCTACAAGCGCAACCAGTGCGTCTAACAGCGCTTCTACGGCAACGACTAAAGCATCAGAGGCTTCGACTAGCGCCAGCAATGCCTCAACCTCCGAAAGCAATGCTGCTACATCGGCCTCTAATGCTTCCTCTTCAGCCACTGCTGCTAGTGATTCAGCTACAGCATCTGCTGCTTCAGCCAGTGGTGCAGCTACTTCAGCCACCAATGCTGCTGCAAGTGCTACAGCGGCTGCTGCTTCAGAGTCCTCTGTATCTGCGGATGCTAGTGCAGCGGCTACCTCAGCTACTAATGCAGCCAACAGCGCCACAGCAGCGTCAGGCAGTGCTACAACGGCTACGACCAAGGCTAGTGAGGCAGCTACATCAGCCACTAATGCAGCGACTAGCGCGTCTACAGCTACTACTAAGGCTGGCGAAGCAAGCACCAGTGCTGCCAATGCAGCAAGCTCTGCTACCAGTGCAGCCTCCAGCGCAACTACAGCAACTACCAAGGCTGCTGAAGCAGTAACCTCTGCAAGCAATGCAGCAACCTCTGCAAGCACTGCAACTACCAAGGCATCAGAGGCAAGCACCAGCGCAACTAACGCAGCTACTAGCGAGACTAACGCAGCATCAAGCGCCACAGCAGCAGCAGGGTCAGCTAGTACAGCGACTACTAAAGCATCTGAGGCAGCTACCAGTGCTACTAACGCAGCCTCTAGTGCTTCTACAGCGTCTACACAGGCAAGCAATGCAGCCACTAGCGCTACAGCAGCACAGACAGCAGAGACCAATGCAGAGACTGCTGAGACTAACGCTGAGACTGCTGAGACTAACGCAGCCTCTAGTGCTACAGCAGCAGCCAGCAGTGCTACAGATGCAGCTAACAGTGCTACAGCGGCAGCAGCGGAGTTGTCTACAGCAGCTCTAAAGGCTAATAACTTGTCTGACTTGGCTAACGCAGGCACAGCTAGAACTAACTTAGGACTAGGTACTGCTGCTACTACAGCGGCTACGGACTATGCTACAGCAGCACAAGGCACAAAGGCTGACACAGCTTTACAATCTAACTCAACACTTAACGCAGACAACATGACTACTGGTACGCTGAACGGCGGCACATACTAAGGGTATATAACTATGGCAACAAAAATTGTAACAAAGAACAGCTCTACTGCTTCTGCCGTTCCAACAGCAAGTGATCTTGTACAGGGTGAACTGGCAGTCAACGTAGCTGACAAACGACTATTTACTGAAGATAACGCAGGTGCTATTGTAGAGTTGGGTACTAACCCTAGTGGCAATGTAACCTTCCAAGACAACGGCAAGGCTATCTTCGGTGCAGGCTCTGACCTACAGATTTATCATGATGGTTCTTCAAGCAGAATTGTTGATGCTGGTACAGGGTCGTTAAAAATACAGGCAGAAAACTTCGCAGTTAATAATGTTGGTGACACGGAAAACATGATAACTGCTGAACCTGATGGTGCAGTAGCCTTGTTTCACAACGGCTCTTCCAAACTAGCCACCACCTCCACAGGCATAGACGTTACTGGCACAGCCACGATGGATGGGCTTGTTGTTGATAGTGCTGGTGACGGCGTAAAAGCGACTATTGGGAAAACTGGCGGTACAAATCTAAACATTTACGCTGATACAAACACAGTTTATTTGGCAGGTAGTCCTGCTTTAAGTACTGCATATATTATTGACCAGACTAATAACAATATGCAGTTCAAGGTCAATGCAGCAGAACGCATGCGCATAGACTCCAGCGGGAATGTGGGTATTGGTACTGCTCCCGATGGGATTAGCGCTAACGCAACCACGCTGAACATCAAAGGCGGCGTGACTACAAAAGGCGGGGCACTTTTACTAGAATCTGCTGACGAGTCTGTTAGGACTTATCTCTACGCAAATAGCGTCAGCACAACTCTAGGAACTTTGACTAACCACCCTTTGGCGTTTTCAACCAACAGCGCAGAACGCATGCGCATAGACTCCAGCGGTAACTTGCTGGTGGGTAAGACTACTGCAACAGCTACAGATGTAGGCGCTCAAATAGAAAGTGACGGTCAGATTAAAACCACATCTAACGGTCAGTCTGCTCTTACACTAAACCGTAAAACGTCTGACGGAAGCATTGCTATCTTCCAAAAAGACGGCACAACCGTAGGTAGTATTGGTAGCCATGTAAACGGGCTGCTAATAGGCACTACTGAAGGCAGTGATGCTTTTTTAAAGTTTGAAAGTAATGCCATTAGACCAGCTACCTCCACGGGTGGTTACAGAGATGCCGCTATTGACTTAGGACACGCATCATCACGCTTCAAAAACCTTTACCTGTCAGGCGGTGTTAAAAACAGTTCTTCTATCTACATGGGGCGCACCGACTTGAACACCTCAGTTTGGGTTGGTAACTCTACTATTAATGCCGGTGACTCCTCTGGAGCAGTTAGGGATGCCGCTGTAGATTTAGGCTACTCATCAGGGCGCTGGAAAGACGCTTACCTATCAGGCGGTGTCTACTTAGGCGGCACAGGTGCTGCTAATAAGCTGGATGACTATGAGGAGGGGACTTGGACTCCTGCAAATGGTGGAAGCTTGGTTATTAACAGCATAGTAAATGCAAGGTACACAAAAGTAGGCGATGTTGTTACGGCCACTGCATGGCTAAAGACTAACCCCGCAAGCACCTCTTTTATAATAAACGGCCTTCCTTTTAGTTCCGCAGGTAGGGGTGCCGCGTCACTTTCTGATGTTTCAAATGCTATTACAATTTCTAATCAAATAGTTGGAACGCAAATTTACGGTTATGGAGGAAGCACTTCAGGTACAAATAATGATTTCTTTATTAGTGCAACATATCACGTTTAACAACCATACGCCTAGTGGACTCTAGGCACAGACAGGAGCAACACAATGGCATTAGAAAAAGTAATATCAGAAGACAAGATTGAAATCGTAGGCGAGTTCAAAGCAGTACAAGTACGAACCTGCACCAAAGTAATGGAAGACGGCGTAGAGCTATCCTCTGGCTATCACAGGCACGTTGTAGTCGCAGGTGATGACTACAGCAACGAATCAGCAGAGGTGCAGGCTATCTGTGCTGCTGTGCATACTGACGCAGTAGTTGCGGCTTATCAGGCATCGCTGGAAGAAGGAGTTTAATCATGGCAGTAACTTGGACAATCTCAACCCTAGAGCGCAACACATCAGATGACGGTGTAGTTGTAGCACACTGGCGCGCATTAGACAGCGAAGTCGTAGGCGATGACACACACTCAGGCAGCAGCTATGGCACTTGTGGCTTTACCCCTGACAGCTCTGCTGACGGCTACACAGCCTATGCAGACATCACAGAAGCTCAGGCTATTGGCTGGGTGAAGGACTGCATGGGTGAGGAAGCAGTAACAGCACTTGAAGATTCTATCGCTGCACAGATTGCTGACAGCAAAACTCCTGCTGTAGCTACAGGAACACCTTGGTAATGGACATTATATTCAAAGCCCTAAAGTCTAAGACTGTACAGTTCTCAATTGCTCTAGCCATCCTCAGCATACTGCAAGGCTATGTAGGCTTCTTGCCTGTATCACCAGCAGGACAAGCTGTTGTTGGGTGTATCATTGCATCTTGTGTAACTGTGCTGCGCTTTGTGACTGTGGCTCCAATAGCGGAGAAGTAAATGATTGCGGAAATCTCAGCAGTTGTAGGTGTACTAAAGGCTCTTAACGACGGCATCAAAACCGTCAAAGAGTCTGGAGACCACTTGTCAGGTCTGTCGGGATTGTTCACTAGCCTCACTGACAGCAAGGTAGCTGTAGAGAGCATTGAAGAGGCTACTAAGGCAGGCGAGCACATACTAACACAGGAAGAGGCTCTGGAGCTTGCATGGGCTAAGAACGCCATACGCGAGCAGGAGAAGGAGCTAAAGAAGATAACGCCTAAGCTAGTCTGGCGTGACATGTTGATGATACAGAACAAGTCTATTCTAGACCACAAGCATAAGCTAGAGAAGGCTAGGCTGGCGAAGCTAAAGAAGCAACGTCAGATAGGTGACGCAGTAAAGAACATAGGTGCTACTATAGTAGTTCTTGCTGCGTTTGCTGGCTCATACTGGTTATTTACCACAGGAATAATTTAATGGAAGAGTCTACTAAAGACATACTGGACGTTGCCGCTGCATCTACGGCAATAATGTCACTAGCTGCTTGGTTGCCACCTACAGCGTCACTGCTGACTATAGTGTGGTTAGGTATTAGGATATATGAGTCAGAGACTGTGCAGAAGGTAGTGCATGGCAAGAAACAACTTGACAAACAAGACTAAATAGTGTATAATATATGAGTATTTTAAATAGTTTTATAGGGCCGGTGACTGGACTTTTAGATAAGTTCATAGAAGATAAAGATAAAAAAAATGCTATCGCCTTTGAACTATCTACTATGGCTGAGAAGCATGCTCAAGAACTACTTAAGGGTCAGTTAGAAGTCAACAAGACTGAGGCTGCACATAAGAGTTTATTTGTGGCGGGATGGCGACCTGCTATAGGATGGATATGTGGACTAGCTCTATTCTATTCTACTATCCTAGCCCCCATCTTAAGTATCTGGTTTACTGTTCCTCCTGTTGACAGCGCATTACTTACTAGCGTGTTAATGGGTATGTTAGGACTAGGCGCTATGCGTACAGTAGAAAAGTCTAAAGGCGTACAGAGAGAACGATAATGGCGAGAGGCCCTAAAGTAAAAGCTGGTAGTGTTCGTATTCCTGTTAGGGAAGAGAAGCGTCCTGTTGTAACCCCTATACAGCCTGCAGGCTTTAATATTCCTAGAGCGCAGCCTGTTGTAGCTACTGCTGCGCAGCCAGCAGGTTTTGACATGCCTAGAGCGCAGCCTCCTGTGTTCTCAGACTTTAGCACTTTAGCCGATACTGAGCTTACTAATGCGTTAGCTGCTTTTGAACCAGAAACTTTTGAGACTGAACAAGAGGCTGAAGAGCTGTTAAACATAGAGGGTTACGAGCCAACTTCTTTGATGACTTATGGCCCAAATGATGAAAAGTACTTTCAAGGTATTAAAGCTCAAGACTATGGCGCTGCCCCTACTTACGAAACTCCTGACGAAGCGTTAAGTAACTACGGTGCGTTTACTGAAGAAGTAAATAATCAGATGTTGCAGACAGCTTCAAAGTATAACTACAATAATTTTGATCCCGGTGATGTTGCTAGAGCAGGTTTTTCAGGGATTAATAGTCCTGCTTCTGAAGCTGCTTCTAATAGAGTATCTGAGTATCTTAGACAAAACCAAATACCTCCCTCTATAGAAGTAGATGGTCAAACCTTATATTTTACTTCAGGTTTTGGAGAAGATACTTTAGCACAGACACTAGGTGACGACTACAGTGCTTCAGGGTCTTACCAGTCTTATGGCCCAGCGGGTACTTACTCTACGGTCTACATACCTTCTGAGAGTGTCTTTGCAGGTATTAACCCCTATCTAAGAGCAGCCCTTGGTATGGCCACTGGCGGTGCTTCAGAAGCTTTCATTTCAGCAGCGCGTGGTTTAAGCGGAGAAACGCTACACGCTAGTGACTGGATGAACTTAGCTACTACTGGTATGAACATTTACCAAGACCAAGCTGCTCAGGCTGCACAAGTTGCGGGAGGAGGAGCCGCACAAACAACAGCGGGTACTCAAGCAGGTTTATCTGCAGGAGACATTGCCGTTAATGATGCAATAGCAAGCGGAGCTATAGATGTCAACGACATTAACGCAGCAGCTCAAGCTCAACAAATTGCTGATGCAGCTAATGCAGCCGCAGCTACTAATGATTTTTTATTAACAGTAGGACAAGTAGGTTTAGATGCTTTTACTGGAGGCCAAGACCCCTTTACTTTAAACTACGGACAACTAGCATCAGATGTTTTGTCAGACATGGGTACAGGCGTAGACCCTCGTGTTTACTTTGGAGCGCCCACTACTGATGATGGTTTGTTTGCAGGCACTAACGGCTCTGGTCGGTTTGCGGAAAACTTAGGCACTTTAGGAAATCTTCTTACAGGCTTAGGCGGCTTAGGTGATTTGCCTGAAGGTCGTAATCTTTCTGATCTAATAGAACTAGCTACAAGCCAAGGCCGTGACGGTGTAGACGGAGCTGCTGGAGCTGCAGGAGCTGATGGGCGTGACGGAGTAGATGGCGCTACAGGAGCTACGGGCGCTACAGGAGCTACGGGCGCTGCAGGAGCTACGGGCGCTGCAGGAGCTACGGGCGCTGCAGGAGCTGCAGGAAGAGATGGCACTGATGGACGTGATGGTGTAGACGGAGCAGCAGGACGTGATGGTGTAGACGGCGCTCAAGGTATTCAAGGTGAACGTGGAGCCACAGGAGCTACAGGAGCTACAGGAGCGCAAGGTGAACGGGGGGAGCGCGGAGAAACAGGAACCTTTGATGCTTCAGCTCTTGAGGGACTAGCTACATCAGAAGAACTCGCTGACCTGTCTACTCTTAGTAATGAAGATGTTGTTACTGCTTTGGAAACTTATGGCGGTCTTACTACTGCTGACGCTACAGAGTTGTTGGAAGATGTTTCTACTTTAAGTACCGAAGACTTACAGGATGCTTTTGAAAACTACGGCATGTCAACCGAAGAGTTTACAGGTGCGTTAGGTGAGTTCCAAGAAGCCTTTGGTGAAGGCTTAGGTGGTATAGCTTCAGGCATTGAAGGTTTAGGTACAGGACTTGAGGGTCTTGGTGAAGCATTTGGTGCAGGTGTAGAAGGATTAGGCCAAGGAATAGAAGGCTTAGGGGAAGCTCTAGGCACAGGGCTGGGAGGTTTAGGTCAAGGTTTGTTTGGTTTAGGTATAGGCCAAGCACAGACAGCTGAACAACAAAGACTAGCAGCACTCATGCCTGATAGGACAACCGCTGGTTTGTTTGAACCATTTAGATTTAAAACTCAAGTACAAGACACACAAGAACTTGTTAAATTATTACAAAGAAGGAATGTCTAATGACATACTTACAGTTAGTCAATAGCGTACTACGTAGGCTACGTGAAGACGAAGTAACCTCAGTCTCTCAAAACAGCTACTCCAAACTTATTGGAGAGTTTGTTAATGACGCTAAACGCTCCGTAGAAGATGCTTATGACTGGACAGCTCTACGTACTACACTGACTGTAACCACAGACGATACAACCTTTAACTATGTGTTGACTGGTTCACAGAACAGGATGAAGCTGTTGGATGTTATTAATGACACCTCAGACTTCTTCATGCAGTACCGTCCTTCTCGCTGGATGGACAACGCTTTCTTGATTGAGACACCGCCTCTAGGCTCTCCACAGTTCTACAGCTTCAACGGTGTTAACGCTGCTGGTGACAACGCTGTCGATGTGTATCCTAAGCCTGACGGTGTGTATCAGCTACGGTTTAACGTGGTGCTACGTACAGCAGACTTTACAGAAGACACAGAGACTTTGGCAGTACCTTCGTCACCCGTTGTACAGCTTGCTACAGCACTGGGTGCTAGAGAGCGTGGAGAGACTGGCGGTACAAGTGCAGCAGAGTTGTTTGGTTTGGCTGACAATACTTTGTCCGATGCTATTGCTATAGATGCGTCACAACATCCTGAAGAAACTATCTGGTATTCTTAATGGCACAACAACTACAGAACATAACAGTAGCCGCCCCCGGCTTTGCTGGTCTAAACACACAGGACTCCCCCATAGGGATTGATCCTTCGTTTGCTTCTGTTGCAGACAACTGTGTTATTGATCAGCTAGGCCGTATTGGTGCGCGTAAAGGCTGGGAAGAAGTCTCTACTAACGGTGCTTCTGTGTTAGGCAGTAGCCGTGGTATAGAGACTGTGTACGAGTTTATTGATAACTCTGGTGATAAGTATGTCATATCAGCAGGTAACAATAAATTATTCACAGGCACTACCACGTTAACAGACGCTACTCCTGCCGGGTACACGCCTACAGCTAATAACTGGAAAGCTGTTACTTTAAACGACCATGTCTACTTATTCCAAAGAGACCACGAGTACGTGCTAGGTACAGACCATGGTGGTTCGTTTGTACTGGAAGAACATTCAGCACATACTCACGCAACAGGCACACCACCAGAGGCTAATGAAGTCTTAGCAGCATACGGTCGTCTCTGGGCAGCAGACATTACAGGTAACAAGCACACTGTCTACTGGTCTGATCTACTAAATGGTCATCATTGGACAGGCGGTACGTCAGGCTCGTTAGACGTTACTACTGTATGGCCTACAGGCTTTGACGAGATAACGGCTCTAGCGGCCCACAATGGCTTCCTAATCATCTTTGGCAAGAAGTCTATACTGGTGTACTCAGGAGCCTCCTCCCCTGCCTCTATGACGCTTACAGACACCATAGAAGGCGTTGGCTGTATAGCTCGTGACTCAGTACAACATACAGGTACTGATATATTGTTCTTGTCTGAGACAGGTGTACGTAGCTTTGGCAGGACTATACAAGAAAAGTCCATGCCTATAAACGATATAAGCAAGAATGTACGTACTGACTTGATGGGTTTGGTAAGTTTACAAACTAACGCTATTAAGTCTTTGTACAGTTCCGACAATGCTTTTTACTTGTTGACACTGCCTGATAGTAATCTTGTGTACTGCTTTGATATGCGCACCGCCTTGCCTGATGGCTCACAACGTGCTACTACATGGTCTGGTATTTATCCTCTATCCTTTGCTGTACTTGAGGACGGCGATATATACATAGGCATTTCTTCAGGCATTGTTAAGTACACAGGCTACATGGACGGTGCTAATAAGTATGAGATGCGTTACTTTAGTAACCCTATGGACTTTGGTAATACATCTAATCTGAAGTTCCTAAAGAAGTTTAACTTGACTATCATTGGTGGTCAGAACACACCTACTACTCTGAACTGGGGTTATGACTACACAGCTAACTACACTAAGCAAACCTTTGTATTCGGCTCTAGTAACATTGCTGAGTATGGTATAGCAGAGTACAACACCACAGGCGAGTACACCTCTTCTATTCTTATCAACACTCCAAAGGTAAACACCAGTGGTAGTGGTGAAGTAGTAACTATTGGCCTTGAGGCGGAAGTCAACGGTGCTGCTTTCTCTATTCAAAAAATCGACATACACGCTCTACTAGGGAGACTTATCTAAATGTCTAATTACACTAAGACAACTAACTTTGCTACAAAGGATTCTCTCCCTTCAGGCAATGCTGCGAAGATTGTGAGAGGAACAGAGATTGACACTGAGTTCAACAACATAGCGACAGCCAGTGCTACTAAGGCTAACTCAGCTGATCCTACATTTACTGGTACTGTTACAGCCGCTACCGTAAACGTCACAGGTACACTGACGGCTGACACAATTACTGGAGGGTCTTACTAATGGCTAATGGTTTTTTACAAAGCGGTTTTGCAGGAACTACGCCTAACTTTAACCCAGTGCCTAACATACTGACCAACACTAGCCCTAACCCTGTAAACGCTAATGCTTTACAACAGCCTATGGGTACTCAAGCTAGCGGCGGTAACTTCTTAGGCAACCTAATGAACTTAGGTGGTCAGTACTACATGGGCCAAGAGGGTATTAGAAGTGCTGAAGGCATTGGTCGTCAAGGCATGCAGCAAGCTCAGGCGTTAGCACAACAGGCTAGGGCAGATACTGAGTTTAGACCTTTCACTGTAACCACAGGCACAGGCGTATCACAGACAACCCCTACAGGCGGTTTAGACGTAGGACTAGGTACTACAGCAGGTGCATTGGAACAGCAGTTACAAGGACAGGCAGGAGGTTTGTTTGGCCGCGTAGGTGTTGACCCTGCTACAGCACAACAGGAATACTTTGAGCAGATCAGAGGTGTACAACGTCCTGAAGAGGAGCGTCAGCGTCTTGCTATGGAAGAGCGCCTGTTAGGTCAAGGACGTTTAGGTTTGATGACATCACAATATGGTGGCGCACCTGAGCAGTTTGCTCTAGCCAAGGCACAGGAAGAAGCACGTAACCAAGCGGCTGTCATGGCTCGTTCACAAGCTCTAGCAGAGCAGCAGCAAGCACTACAGATGGGCAGCGGGCTGTTGGGACAAAGCTTTGTACCACAGCAGCAGCAGCTGGATGCACTGACTGCAGCTACTAACATTGCTAACATCGCAGGCACAGGCCAAAGAACTGGCGCACAACTGGCAGCTCAGTTAGGTTCTCAAGGTTTAGAGAATCTTATTAGAAGCTATGAAAACGTAGGTCTTCTTGAGCAGCAAGAGCAAGACACCTTGGCTCGTTTGCTGCTAGGTGGTGCAGGTGGTCAGTCAGGAATGCTGTCAAGTTTAGGTGTAGGTGAGAGCAGCACTCCTGATTGGATTAAAGGCATTGGAGATTACTTTGGTTTTGGTGGTGAATCGGGAAGTAGAGACGTAGCTGCCGCTGGCGGATTGTTTGGTCGTATCTTTGGAGGTGGCTCATAATGGCTATTGACTATTCAGGATTACTAACGGGTATTTCTAAAGACCCTAAAGCGGAAGCTGCTGAAATGCTAGCTCAGTCCGCCATTGCACAGAACCCTAACCTATACGCAGGTACACAATACGCTATGGGTCAAGCTCCTAGACGTGAAGCTGCAATGCGTCAGGCTGCTGGTGGTCTGTTGGGTAGAGACTTACGTAGTCCTGCGGAAAGGGCTAGACAAGAACTACAGCAAATGTCCACGTCTCCTGACTTTAACCCTAGCGAACCTGCACAACAAAAGAAACTACTAGAGTTAGCTCGTGTTGTCAACCCTGCGGAAGCAGTAAAAGTTGCATCTCAAATAGAACAACAGAATGCTTTGCGTAATTCTTTAATTAAAATAGCAAGAGCGCAAGGTAACACAGAGATAGAAGAGTTCTTAAAAGCAGGTGGTGATCCTAGTAAAGCTGCTGAAGTATTGTTCCGTAAGAAAAGTGTTGTAGAGCCTAAAAGCTATGTTATGACTGAAGTAAAAAAAGATGAGTATTTAGACAGGTGGGGCCAGCTTACTGACGAACAGAAAGTAGCTTCAGGTGTTGCGGTTCCCGGTAGAATCTATGGAATTAATGAAGACTCTACAAAACTTAATCAACTGTTTGCAAGAGCTGAACAAATCTTTGCTACCAAGCCGACTAGAGGTGGTCGTCCTGCTGCCCTAGAGCAAGCCATGATGGAAGCATCGGGAGCTGCACCAGTTATACCTACTATTGGCGGCGTAGCTGCACTTCCTGAAGGTGGCCCTGCGGCTGTAACTGCTGCCGCTAATGCAGCCGCTAAAGACCCTTACGTAGACACGGTCAACCTCGTTATAGGAGAGTAATCTTGGCTATAAACTTGCAAGATAGCTTGTTGGATACTGTTAAGAAAGCCGTAGAAGGTGGTATACTTCTTCCTCAAGATTACAGTTCGGCAATAACTGCATCAAAAGATGACCCTGAAGTTGTGCGGTACTTAGAAGGTTTAATGCCTAAGACTCCAGAGGCTATCCCTGCGTCTGCTTCTAATAGCAGGAGAGCAGAGGTACAGGCTCAACGTGAGCGTGTTCAAGAGCAGCCCGGTGAATCTCCAAAGCCTGCGGATAAAACTAGAAAACCAAAGAAGGAAGCTGAAGTTGTCGAACAAGAGGGTGACATAATTACCCGTGAAGACATTTTAGGTTCTGAGACTTTACGTAGACATGGTGTCAAGCCCGGTGATCGTTTAATTGACGGTAAGGTTAAGCGTGTGTTCTCTACTAAGGAAGATAGCGTAGAGTTAGGACACCGTGTAACAGCGGAGGACTTAGCTGTCTCTCCCCGTCTGCGTGAGCTAGACGCTCAGGTAGGTGATAGGATTGTAAACAAAGCACTGATACCTGTTAGCCGTGATGATGCTTGGATGCAGCTTCAGTATGGGTTTGACGAGCCTGAAGGCTTTGGACTAACGGAAAGCTTAGGTGTTTTCTTGGAGTCTCGTATCCCTATTGGTGAACTAAGCTTTGACTTTACTGTTAATAACTTTAGAGACTTAGTTGCTCTTCCGTCCACAATGGCAAGCTACAGTTCTCCTGACGAACTATATGGCGAAGGCTTTTCACAAGCTCCTCCTGAGCAGCGTAGGGAAATGATCCTTGCTAAAAAGGAACGAGACCTTGAAGAAGAGTATAGTCAGTACTTTGAACCTAACCCAGACTCTGCTTATAGGACAGCGGGTAATGTACTAGGCCAGCTTGCAGACCCCACTACTTTACTTCCTGCCGGTAGCAGTTACTTAGGTATGGCAGGTATAGGAGCAGCAGTAGGGGGAAGCTCTAGTGTTGCACAAGACCTTGCACTTGAGGGTGATGTTGACTGGACAAAAGCAGCTTTAAGTACAGCCGCTGGTGCTGTATTGGCTCCTGCTACAGGTAAAGTAATTAATGTAGTAGGCGGTAAAGTAGCTGATCGTGGAGCTACAAAACTACAGAACAAGGCACAGGCTGTAGTTGATGAACACTTTAATTCAGGCGGCACTATTGAAGGAATCAGAGATGCTTGGGCTAACGCAGGTATAAACCCTCAAGCCTTAGAAGCAGCCGCTACACGTACTGGTAAAAAGATAAAGATACCTAACAAAGCTTCTCGTGCAGAGCAAGCAGTAGAAGAGTCCATTACTAGAGACAGTGCAGTATCTCGTTTGTATAGTCCTAAGTTAGATAAATTCTTAGGCTCTATGTCAACGAGAATAGGAAACATTAGTGAGACTATATTAGGAGGCATGCGTAGGTTTGAGTTTGACACGCACACTAAAACTTCTCAAGCATCTAAAGCTGCTGAACCTTTCCTGCGCGAGATGAAAGGGCTGGCTGCTGACACTAAAAAGAACATAGCTAAGTATTTATACAATGGTGACTTTAAGGCAGCTAAGAACTTAATGTCAGACACAATGTCAAAAGAGTTTGACAACGTAGTTGTTCCCTTATTAAACGACTTAGGCGAAGAGCTACAAGCTGCTGGCCATACCTTTGCTAAAGTAGATAACTATTTCCCGCGCCCTGTGACAGACTATGACGGACTGTCTGTTTCATTGGGTAAAGAAAAGCAAGGTTACATAAGACAACAGCTGGAAGCCTACGCTCGTAAGAAAAAGACAGAGGTGTCTAACCTGTCCAACCAAGAGCGTAGTGAAATTATTGATTTAGTTATGCGTGGTTATCGACAAACTGTTGATGGCAGTAAGTTGCGTTTTGCTAAACAACGTAAGCTAGATGAAGTTACTGAAGACCAGCTACAGTACTACGCCTCTCCTGAAGAAGCCCTGTCTATGTACTTACGTAACTCTATACATGACATTGAAAAAAGAAAGTTCTTTGGTCGTTTTAAAGCAGACAAAGATGTAGAGGGTAAGTTTAGTACGTCAAGTTCTATTGGCGAGTTAGTTGATAGAGCTATGAAAGATGGAGACATAGTTCCAGAGAGAGAGCTAGAACTTAAAGAACTATTGTCATCTCGTTTTGTAGGCGGTGAGCAAACAGCAGGCGCTGTGTCTTCTACTATTAAAGACTTAGGATACATGGGTACTATTGCTAACCCTGTATCCTCTGTTACGCAGTTAGCTGACGCGGGTATTGCTTCTGCTTTAAAAGGTTTTAGAAACACAATCAGTTCAATGTTTGGAACAAAAGATTTAAAGATAATTGACGTTGGTTTGGATGAAGTAATTACTAAAGAACTTTCCGTTGGCGATCCCCGTTTATCTGCAAGAGCTTTGGATAAACTGATGGGTGCTGCTGGTTTTAAGTTTATGGATAGGCTAGGTAAAGAGACTTTAATTAACGCCTCCTTTAAGAAGGCTCAACAAATGGTTAAGTCTCCTAAAGGAGAAGCAGCATTCCGTAAGCAAATAGGAAAGACATACGGTGACGACACAGAAGCACTGATTGCTGACCTAAAAGCAGGAGATATTACTGACAATGTTAAGTTCTATGCTTTTAATGAACTGTCAGACGTACAGCCAGTTACTATGCTAGAGTTGCCTGAAGCCTACGCTAACATGAAAGGCGGTCGGCTTCTTTACATGCTTAAATCTTTTACTTTAAAGCAGATTGATCTTGTTCGTAAAAAAGTAGTACAGCAGTGGAACAAAGGAAATAAAGTAGAGGCAGTTAAAAATGCTGCGGTTCTTGCTGGTTATATTACAACAGCTAACGTAGCTACTGGTGTTGTTAAAGACATAATGCAGGGTCGTGAAGTTAAACCCGAAGACATACCTGACAAGGCTTTATGGGCGTTGCTGGGTAACTTTGGTATGAACGAGTACATGTATAATAAGTACCTCAAACAAGGAAAAGTAATAGAAGGTGCAATTGCTTACGTATCTCCAGCCACTCCTATAGTAGAGGCTGTCCTTACATTAGGAACTGAACTGCCTAAAGATGATCCACAGCTTGCGTCTACACTTAACGCTGTTCCTTTGTTTGGTAAGCTTGCATATAACTGGCTGGCTGGAGGTGCTGAGAAATACAACGAGCGTCAAGAAAAGAAACGTAGAGATGAACTACTAGGGAGAGACTAATGGCTGTCAATGAGCAAGCTAGAAGCCAAGGGTTTGTAAAGAACCTAGCAAGTAGTTTTAAAAAGCGACAGCAGAATGTTGAGGACGTAGCTAAAAGACAGGCGCTTATGAGCGACCCCCGCATACCGGCGAGGTTCAAGACTCCCGAAGCATTAGCTAGGCTCAACGCTACACTGGCTCCTGAAGAAAGGATTGTGCCTGCTAATGTAGGCGAGGTTGCCTTGTCGGGATTAGGTCAAGCCGCTGGCATGGCAGGAGATATTGTAGGCGAAGGCATGGCTGCTCTGACTCCTGATGCTTTAGGTATTGGAGAAGCTGCAGCTAAAGCAACTGAAGCAGTAATGTCAACAGCTCCTGCTCAAGCAGCGACAGAGCTAGTGCTTGACTTCTCTGAGGCTAACCCACGTACTGCTGAGAACCTAGCCAACGTGTTCAACGTAGCAACAGCAGGTGCAGGTGGAGGTTTAGTTAAAGCAGGAGCCAAGGCTAACAAAGGAGCTTGGGCTGCTGGTGTTGAAAACTACATTGATAACTTTTATGGTAATGATAAACCCGATGTTGACCCTACGGAACTAGAAAAAACTTTAGGCTCTATAGCTGTAGCTCTTAAAGACGAGAAGATGTCAGACAAGAACGTAGCGATGGGAGGTAAAAGAGCTTCAGGTTTAATGAAGTGGGGAACAGGAGGCGCAGCCGCAGCTATTGACAGTCTCCTTAATCCTTACTCAAGGGCGCTCTATAGAGAAACAGGGATTAGCCGTAAAGCTCAAAAAACTGTTGACGATTTACTCTTTAAGAACAAGGGTAAACCTTCTAAAAGAGATAAAGATAAAGCGGTTGCTCAGGTTATCTATAATAGGCACATCCTTGAGCAATCAGATCGTCAAGGAGAAATAGGTAAGCCGCTCTTTGAGATAGAAGACTTTGCAGCTTCTCAGGGTTATAGGTCTGACACCTTAGATAATTTTATTAAAGGGGCTAACTCAACTAAGTTTACAACTCCAGAAGGTAAAACAAAAAGAGTAAGAGAAAAAGATTTAACTACGGCTTACGCTAAAATTAATGAAGCATGGGGAAACAGACCAGACCCTAAAAGAAAAGTTATCTTTAAAGAACCTAGTGGTGGCAGCTCAGGAAACCATATGTCAGATGTCGCACAAAAGCAACCTGCGATTAAACACATTCAAAACATACTATCACAACATAAAGGAACCCCAACTCCTAAGAAGTTCTACGAGAAACTCAAAGAAGTTTCCGAAAAAACAGGAGAGTTCTCAGTTAATAAGTCATGGAAGGACGCGGAAAGAGAAGGCATCTGGGTACAGGCAGGACACGGTGGGGGCGCTATTGTTGAGGGAGGTATTAACAGCTTACTTAAAGTAATGCCAAACGGTAAGGCTGTTGCTTTTATGTCAGACAAGCATGACTTTTTAGAAAAGCTACCCATAGTCGGTAAGATACTTGAGAAGTCTTTACCAAGAGAGCTGATGGCTGTGTCCGGGCCTATGCACATGGACTTGATGGGGCGTAAAGATGCAGGAAAAAAACTAGAAAAAGCAGGTAAGCAGAGAAGACAACATGAGAAAGCATCTCCAGTTAAAAGACAAGACAGGCTAGATGAAACTCAGATACTTAAAGACTACGTAGACGCTAGACCTACAGTCGGTGGCATGTTACGTGGGGCTGATCCTTTAACAGGGGCTGGTCTCTTAGCAGCTACTGCTGATTCAGAAGAATAAAAAAGGGGCCATTGCGGCCCCTAAGTTTTATCTACACTATCTCACACGCACCACCTACACACGCTAACTCTTGACTTCCTGTCGTGTTATCCTCTTCCTCGTACTTCTCTAGGTCATTCCAATCCACCCCCTGCGGCATAGACGCTACCATCTCATCGTACTTCTCAGCGTTAATGTCCTCATAAGGAGCTTGTTGATATACATGATCGCTATATGGCAACAAACTAATCCCACTACACAGATCAAAGTTTTCCCATATCCACTGTGCTACTTGCAGGAACTCACTATCCGTATAGTACACAGTGATACTTGGCTTATGTTCGCACCAGTGATTCTGGTAAGCCTTCCAAAGCTCTAGCTGCTGCATAGCTCCTACCTGCTTAACTGTCACAGAGGACTCTGGAGCCTTCACAGGGAAGCTAAAGACTGCTGACGTAGGTGACATCACATCCTGCTCTACAGGGAATCCTGACTGTCCCATGAAGACTGCAAGCGGGTCTTTGTGGTCGCTACGTACTCTGCGAATGTAATGCTTAGAGAAGCGAGGATGGATACCACTAGCACTATCGACAAGCTGAGATACAGTACCGCTAGGCTTGACGCATGTAATAGCCGCAGACTGATTAATGCCAAGCTTCGCAGCCCACTCCTTATTCGTATCCAAAGCAACATCTCGTACTTCCTCCAACCACTTGCCTAAGTCCTTAGACTCTCCCTTACTCAACAGGTAGTGATCCATAATGCCTGTCATGCTGACACCCAGTAGTGCTTCTTCCTCAGTGTTCTTCTTCCAGCAGTTACGCAGGTATCTGAAGTCTGTCAAGGTAGCCTGTAGCGTGCCAATGATAGCAGCCATCTCTGCCTTCTTCTTGAGACTAGCCAGTGTGTCATCAGGACGTACTACAATCTCTGACAGGTTACAGAACTGGTTGCTACGCAGGATAATCTCAGAGCATGGGTTAGTACCAAAGTCCTGATCAGGGTCACGTCTACCGTTACGTGCTGCAATCTTCTGAGCTGCTACACGGCTAAAGATACCACGCTCTCCCGCCTTACTCTCGTACATGTTCTGCATCTCGCCTAAGAAGGACTCAAAGTCTGGCTTCTCAGTGTACGCTACGCTGTTGTTAGCAAGCCTACGGTGGCCCTCATGTCTCCACCAGTCTCCTGACTTAGCCTTCGCCATACGTGGGTCAGACAGGTTAGAGAGGCTGATTAGGGCTGATCTACGCACACCACCGACCACTACAATGTCCGCTATCTTACACACTATATCGTGGCACTCAATGCTCGTGAGCTTACGTCCTGCGGCCTTCTGGAATATCTCTACGCAGAAGTTGAACAGGTCTAGCAGTGGTTCATGTCCGCTTGCACGTCCGCCAAAGGTTTTCAGTCTAGCCCCTGCTGGTCGTACCCTGCTCATGTCCCACTCAGGTATCTTACCAGCATACAGCATAGCTATCAGCTCGCGGAATGCAGAGGCCCAGCCTATCTTGCTGTCGCTAACAACAATAACACTGTCAGTCTTGTGGAAGGTCTCCGCAACTACTGGAAGCTTAGTAATGAAGTTACGCTCTACGCTGAAGCCCACGCCTGTACCGCACATCAACACGTACATCAACTCGTCAAAGCTACGTGGTGAGTCAATGGCTAAGTAACTACAATTAAATCCAGCTACGTTGTCTTTGTCTAGGGCTTCACCTGCTGTCATCATGCAGCGCATACTAGGCATAACGTCCATGTTATGTATAGCGTCAAACATCTTACTGCTAGTCTGCTGATCTAACTGACCTCTGTCAACCCAGAAGGCTACATAGCGGTTCACTGTCTCTGCCCATGTCTCTCTGCGCTTCTGCTCAGGTAGCCATCGTGCGTAGCGGCTCTTGTGTATAAACTGTTGGTACTGATCCATTATTCTTCCTCATCTAGTGGTACGTGGTAGGAGCATGCTTTTAAGAAGTAATCAAACTGCTCTCTCATGTCAGATAATGTTAACGGGTCGCTATATATCGTATAGACTATCTTGACTGCTGGGCATATTCTTTCTACTTCTCCGAACTCTGGATAGTGTATCAGCTCAAACTTAGGTTGTCTGTCCATCAGCTATTCTCCTCTGTTACCATTGCTGTTAGCTTTCGTAAGTACCAACCAGCTTTCTGTAGGTCTTCTACCTGCTTACCCTTGTAGTCATAGCGCCACAAATACTTCATGCAGTTGCCCTTGAGGTAGCCTTTGAATGCATGACTGGACATGGATTCCTCTATTGCATCAATACACTCTATATTCCCTGAGTTGTAGTGTTTAGGTGCGCCTACCATATCTTCTTCTTCTTCCTCGTCTTCCCAGAGGTCTGCATCTTCATCGTGTGCTGCCTTCATCCATGCCTCTAGTCCTGTCTTTTTCTCAATAGCAGGTGCTTGCTTTCTCAGGGCATCCCACTGTGCTGGTGTTGCGTCATTGAGTCTCATCATCAAAGTCCTCTGTTATTCTGTCAAAGTTTCTAATTAGTCTATGTTCAAATGCTTCTACTAAGTCTGTCGTGGTAATGTTTAACAACTCACATATCATCTCTTCGTCACAGAACATTACAATCTTTTCTTTAAGTTCCTCCAATGTCATGGCCATTAGACTTTCTTCCTTTTGATGTACCGTGTCATCTCCTTGGCTGTCTCTACAGTGTAGTGCTGGAACCCTTCCTTCTCACACCACTCTCCCATAGTTATCTTACCACCTTTACGTACCTTCTTGTTAGGGTTTGACAACACAAAGATTAACTCCCACTCAGGCATTGAATCTCTAATGGCTGTGTACTTCTGTGTGTCACCTACCCTGAAGAACCCTTTACACTCTATCAGTATTGCCTTGTCCTCGTGTACGAAGTCCGGTAGATACTTCTTGTGTACTGTGTACGGTATGCCATACGGTTCAAACTTGTACTGTCCATCTAACTTCTCTGATAAATCCTTCTCAAGTCCTGACCTAAAAGCCCTCTTCATCTGGCATTACCTCCTGTACCTTGGGTTCCTTTACTACGTCTACTAAGTACTTTGGCCCGTAGGAGTAAGCGAAGACCCGTAAGTTTGGATAGCAGTGGTCTTTGAATTGACAGTAAGAGCAGCCAATAGATAGCTTTGAGTTTCCTGATTTGCCGTCCGGTACGGGTTGGTAACACCACTCCGCTGGCTCTGGCTGCTCTACTAGCTTTTTTACATGCTTCACCCTGTCAACTATGTCGCCCTTCAGTACCTCGTAGACAGGAGCCTCTGTGTCCGTGAGGTCATACTTGAGGTAGGTCAGGTGTCCATTGGCTTTGTCCATTGCAAGCCATCCAAACTCTGTCTGTCCCTCTGAGTGTGCGTAGGCTTTGATCTGATCAATATAACCAAAGGGATCGTCGTATGCCAGTGTACCATCCTTAAACTTCTTGAACCCAAAGCTGCTTGCTGACTTGACATCAGTAACAACACCGTCAATCTTGCAGTCCATGTGACCCACAATTCCTTCAACATTACATACCTTCTGTTCGTCAGTTACACTGTGGCCAGCCATGCGGGTCAGGAACAGCAACATCTCTTCAATCAAGTGACCGTACATAAACTTGATGTAGGTGTGTGGCTGCAGCTCTTCACCTTCTGTACCGTTAAAGTGATTCCAGAGATACTTGTCGGTGCGGCCGATATTGCTGAGGCGTAGCCTCCGGTTATCCTCTCGCTTCTTCCGACCAAACTCAGTACGCATCAGTGCCTTGACACCTTCTCCGAACTTCTCTATCTCTGCTTCTACATCTACAGAGGGATCAGCGTCCTTGCTTTCCATCAGTGCGTAGATGTCCGCTACTACATTGTCCGTTGTTTTATTAGTACTCATGTATCACTTCCAGTATTAGTTCGTTTGCTATCGGAGGTGGCAACCTGAACCACTCGTTGATGTTGTCACATTCCTTTGCTAGTCTTACGTGTGCTGCTGCCTCCGCTGCTCTCCTGTCATCTACCTCGTAGGAATAAACCAAGATGTAATCTCTGAACGGTGAGGATGTTTGATAACTCTTAAGCCTATCCTCTGAGTCTACCGCCATCCCTACCTTGACCCACTCAGGCCACGCCGGGTTAGTCATTACATATACATACCCTTCCTTGACTTGGTTGTACACTTCCTGTGTCTTCCAGCCGAACAGTTTAGCCAACAGACTGGGAGACCTTTCCCCTCTCTTAATCCTATTCTCTACTCTGCGTATGTCATAACATGTCTTACATTTGTAATGCTTCTTAGCTACAAAGGACTCATACCAGTTGTCTTGCGTTAAAGGTACTGAGCAGCTGATACACTCCTTATCAGTGGGTATCTGCCCAGCTGGTTCCAACCTTGTAATCTCCGGCGAGAGGGCAGTTGAGTTTGTAGTGGAGTCCTGCAGCTTCAACACAACTTGCTGCCAGTCCTCCGAAAACCTCTGCTTTCTCTTGTCTGACTTCTGTCTGGATTTCATCGTGGATGTTCCCTAAAAAGTTAAAGTCTATACCCCATAGTATAGCATATTCATGCAGTAAACACAAGGCTTTCTTCATAACGATGGCCCCGGCTGACTGGAGTAAGCTATTCAATGCAGCGTGTTCTGATCGTATGGCGATCCTTCTTTTATCCAAGCCATAAACATAGCCTCTTGTAGCCGCCATTCCAACTCGTGTTCGTAACTCTCCAAGAGCTGGCGTATTTGCGAGGAACTTTTCCTTAAGTCTCTGACCGTCCTTTCTAGTTCCACCAACGATGCTTCCGATTTTGGCATCTCCGGCCCCATACAGGAAAGCGTAGATGAAAGTCTTAGCTTGATCTCTAGTGTCAAGGCCCGCAGCCAACTGATTTGCCGTGTGTATATCTCCGTTGAGTATTTCATTTGTGTATCCTTCATCGTTCATGTAATGTGCCAACATACGTAGCTCAAGACCGCTGGCATCCATACCAACTAGCTTGTATCCTTCCTGTACCGTCCACACATCACGACACTGCTTGCCGTAGGGTGAGTAGACCGCTGGTACCTGCCCCATATTGGGACTGGAGTGCGTCATGCGTCCTGTCACTGCTCCGTTGGTGTTCACATACCCGTGTACTCTACCGTCATCCTCGACTGCTTCTAGCCAGCTTTGCACCTGTGCGACACGCTTCTGTATCATCAGGTACTCAGCTATCAGGGAAGCCTGTGGTATTCCTTTCACTGTACTCAGCACCGCCTCGTCTACGATGGCTTGTCCTGTCTCAGTAAATTGCTTAGGCTTCCAGCCAAAGTACTGGAGGTATCGTCCTATCTGCTGTCGTGAACCCAAGTTAAACTCTGGGTAGTCAAGACGGCTGAAGGGAGCGACTGCGGTAGTCCACTGATCGCCTAAGAACTTAAGTCCAACAACAGAGTACGTACCGTCTTTCTTAATCTTGGGGGTAATCTCTTTGACAAATGTCGGTAACGGTTTGAAAGTCTGATGCACTTCGTCTTCAAGGTCATTCTTCTTCTCCTTCAGTTCTGCTAGTAATACGAATGCTTTCTCTTGATCTAAGAGCCAGCCTGTTTTAATCTGCTTTGATATAATGCTTTGTACTTGGTGTTCCAAGCTAATGCTTTCAGCTCCAAAATCTGCAAGGTCAAGAAGTAATCTCTTGTACACCAGCACATTAACATTAACGTCTTGCTTGCAATAGTCCACCATATCCTGCGAATAATTATCCCAGTCATCGTGATCTCCTTTAGATTGATTAAGTCTGTCACCCCAGTTACGGAGAGAGTGACCGCCCTCTCGTGAAGGGTTGGCCAGTCTCGACATGACTAATGTGTCAGTAACCTTGCACTTACTAAAGTCTGTACCCAGCAGCTCCTCAAGGACAGGGATGTCATAGTCAATGATGTTGTGACCTATGATCTCACACTCTCCAAGACCTGCAATGTAGTCGTTGAACGCTAGTAACGAATCACCTGAGAACGTATGCGTCTCACCGGTGTCCAGTTCCGTAGCTACAATTACCCAGACCTTTGTAGGCTTAAGGCCGTTAGCTTCTATGTCGAATACGATTTGCATTAGAACTCCGCGTTATCTCCTGTAGGACAGGCTGTCTCAATCATGCGGCCTGACTCCTTATCGTAGTACAGGTAACACGCGGGGCCAGTCAGACCTACAAACCTATTCTTCAATACACGTACCGTGGTGGTGTTGCGTATCTCAGGGTCAACGTGTTGTTGATCACGCTCCAAGCCAATCACAATATCACTGAGCTGTGCGATGGCCGCAGAACCACGCAGCTCACCTAAGCTAATCTTACCACCGTCCTCGTGTGCCTTGGCACCGCTGGGTCTGCGAAGGTGTGATACTAGGAATAGCCCTACACCTGTCTCCTGAACCAGCTTGCGGAGGTTAGTCATAATACTGTCGATAGCCTTACGCTCGTCACCGTTGTCCTGATCGCTGACCACGATGCTCAGGTGATCAAGGATAATCCACTTGCAGTCCAGACCTTTAGCCATGTATCGTATACGGCCTAACAGATCGTCCTCGCTTGTGCTACCCCAATGATCTAACAACTGTAACTTATCTAAACCAAACGTCCTTTCCCAGTAACCACGCTCTTCCTCTATTGATACCCCTGCTCGTACCTCTGGTACGTGAAGTAATTTGTTAGCCTCCATAGACATAATACCTAACGTAGTCTTAGGTATGTCTTCCTCCAGAGCTAGGATGCCGATGTTGTCTTCCGTGTTCTTCAATAGATAATACTCAAGCTCTCGCATGATCTGGCTCTTACCCATTCCTGACCCTGATGTGATGGTCACTAACTCCTGCGGTCTAAAGCCGTAGGTAAAAGCATTCAAGCAGTCCCAAGGATAGGGTATGGACTTGACATCCCTCTTCTCTTGAAGTAAATCCCAAGTATCTAAACCTGAGACAATACCGTCCGGTCTAAATGTCTTAGCGTTCCACCACTCCTTAACAAACGCCTGCACCTGATTGCTCTTAAGCATATCGCCTGCATCCTTGGCTGGCAGTGTGACATTCTTGGCCTTGTTGGGGGTGAACAGATTAAGCACCGACTTGGCTGCTTCCTGTCCCGGCTTGTCGTTGTCAAAGCAGATCACCACATTGTCAAAGGTCTCAAGCCACTCTAGGTTCGCTTTGATGTCTTTGGCTGCTCCGGCTGCACCTGATCTGATGGAGACGACTGGCCACTTTCCGTCGAACATCTCGTTGACAGCAAGTGCGTCCGTCTCGCCTTCTGTGATCGTGATGTACTTACCGCCCGTCTTGAAAGCCTGCTGGCCGAACAGCCCTGCCTCATTGAAATCTCCTGTTGCATAGAATGATTTAGTTTCGGTGATCCGCACCTTGGTTCCTGTCATCGCACCTGTGTCCTTGTTGTGGTACGGGTAGTGATGCTTGACAATTTGTCCGTCAGTGCCGTACTCCACTGTCACACCGTACCGCTGGCACGTTGACTGTGAGATACGTCTATCAGGGATTGCCGCTATGACACCTGTCATCTCTAATGACCTCATTGGTTTACGTTGTGCTGCTTGACCTATCTGACCGTTGCCGTGTTCGTAATGGTTGCAGCCCCCAGAGAAGCAGACTGCGTGTCCATCACTATAGCGAGCCAGATTGTCCGATGAGCCACACGAAGGGCATGGCTCATGTTGGACGAATGTTGACTCAACCGCCACTAGAAGTCCTCTCCGCCTTCCTGTTCAGCTACCTCAAGCACCTTGATCTTATTCAGGTACGTGCTGGTGCCGTGTACAGGGTGTGGCTGGCCTTCTGCGTACATGATACGCACCTTAGAGCCTCGACCAATGCGACCCTTGAACGGGTTGCCCTCTGCATCCATCACCGGGACATCGTACTTGGTGCTGAACTTGCGCTGCTTGACTCCCTCGTACTCGCGGAGCTTGACACCAGCTTCGGACAGAGTGCCCGCTGTTGGTTCATCCAAGCTGAGAACCAGAGAGAACTTCCCGGTGGACTGACCCTGATACATCTCATGCTCGTCTAGGTTTTCAAATGCTACTAAGCCTTCTAATACTGCCATGGTTACTACCTCTATGTTATGACCCCTAAGGATCGTTTGGTTAATACTTTAAAGATTAATAATTAATTTATCCCTTACTACCTGAGTATTATATCAAGTATTGAAGAGTACGTCAAACTCTTTCTCACTTAATTGCCCTATGCTGTCATACATGGCCTCATCGCTATGAGACAGGCAGACATTACACAGGTCTAAATGTATCCCGGTCTCCTTGTCTACCTTCTTAAGTTCATACTCGTTCAGGATAACGTCACACGCTTTGCATCTACTCATCTTGGAATGCCTCTCTGTATTGTCTAGTCATATCGTCATAGGGATTGCTATAGTACTCATCACGCATCTGCTTGGTGACTCTCTGTGTTAGCTCTGAGAGCGTCATGCAGTATACCTGATACTCGACTAGCTCGTCGACCATAACGTGCGCCTGTGGCTCAATCCAGTCATTCTGGGTGTACTCATAGCCCAGCATCTCCTCTTTTATTCTACTCATAGTAGTCATCCTCAATTGTGTTGTCTAGTGCCGGGTCTTCCAGCGTCAGTGCAGTATACACCAGCCAAGCCACAAAGGAAACAAATAAAGCACCAGCTATTGTAAATAAAATCATTCGTAAACTTCCTCATAAACCCGACCGTATGATACCAGACACAGGGGCAGATGTAAAATGACACCCTGAAAGGGCATGGTCTCTGTATTGCCTGTGTTTGTATTGTAGACCCAAACCGGGCGGCTGTCTGGGAACTCAAGATCAAAACCTACACCCAGTCTGTACTCTACACTCAATACCCTATTAAATATTATCATTGGTTTTCGCCTGTTGTTTTTCCAGCCATTTGTCATCACCTATTATATCCGCCAGTGCCTCATCAATCTCCCATTGCTGCATGGGTGGATACTCATGGTCATCCAATAGATGCTCGTCGCCATGATACTCGTTGTTTCTAGTCATATAAAATACTCCAGTATGTTGTTAGTCATTAGCCAGAACACGCCTTTGTGTGCTGCTATTACAATGGCTGTCAGTGTAGACCAGCCCACTACCTCCGCTATGATATTATCCATGATGTCACCCCGTAGCCTATAAAGAAACCCACAGTGAAACCGATTGTACACCACTTGGCGTACCAGTACAAGTCATTCATGGTCTGGCCCTCGCTCTACCATTAGCTGCAGCGCAGCTGCCCGGTCATCGTCCAGACTGCGGATCAAATCCTGCAGCACCTGCGTTTTGACCTCATTAAATACATTATCAGAGCTGACCATATTATCCAACTGTGCCTGCAGCTCTTCTATCCAATCACCTGCCCGTTGAAAAAACTCAGGGGCATCGCCATTGTGTAGTGCCGTTCTGGTGGTACTTATCTCCACCCAATCGTCCCATTTGCTCATTACGCTGCCTCCTTTTTTGGTGGAAAACCCAAAGCTTCTCGCGTGTATCTATCACCGTATTCTGGATAGTCTACGCGTACCTGTCGCATCATATCGCGCCACGGTTGTGCGGCTTTATGGCCGTCCTGTCTATATGAGTTTCTATACATTCTTGAGAGTTTAGACAGTGTTTCCCTATATCCTGCATAACTTAATTCCATTACTCCGCCTCCTTTGGCATTTGTTCCGTGATTGTATCACATAAATCTAGCGCCTGCTGCATTAATTCCTGTGCCTGATCCTCGCGTCCAGACACCAGCATAACCGCCATTAGTTCAAGTTTAAATCGGATTACTTCGCCTTTGGTTTTCATTGTGTCACCTCCAATAACTCATTAATCACTGACTGGGGCACTTCCACTGCGTCACAACCCTGTAGCCATTTGTTGATATGCTTGGTGGTGGTGACACTGTACTTGGTTGCTGTGCGTACCAGCGCACCCATATCTGTACGTGCAGCCACTGGGGTCTCATAGCTAAAGAATACCTGTACCTCGCCCATGTCCAGCTCAGTCATGTTACTTCCTAATTGCTTAAGTTTCATCTTGTGTTACCTCTATTGGTTTAGTTGGTTTAATAATGCCCACTGTACGCCAATGGACATGATAAATCAACTACTTTAAAAATCTTCCTTGAGTATACGTCTAGCTTCAACCGCATCGCGAGATCGTAGGGCCTCGCATAGTTCCTCGCTTTCAAGTGCTATTTGTGGGTCTATGGAATAAAAACCGCATAGCTCTATAAATTCTGATTTACTCATTTTAAATTACTCCCATCATTTTAAGATTCATCCAAAGGAGTGCCACGAATACCAGTATTGCAATCTGTACGCCATCTTGTGCTGTCATCTTGTATGCCTCTGTGTGTTTGTTGTCTTGATGGGGCCATTGTACCGGGATTACCAACGTTGTAAAATTTATTTAAACTATAATGCTTTGGACTATTATTGATCTGGTGAATACCTTACTGCCTACCTTTATACATACGCGTGCGCGCGAGTACCATAGTTCAAGACTTGTGTCAACCTGTGTATTCATACAGTGGTGGTTGCTCCATAGGTATCCTATGGCATACCCACACTTAACCCTGTGGAATCCCATGCAATACCCGTGCCAACGTGGCAGCCTGTGGATAACTTGTGGATGCTTGTGTATAACCTGTGGATAAATAGACCCCCGGGGGGGCCTGACGTGGCCAGCAGCTTGTCTTAGTACCCGCAGGTATACAAAATAGTAGCAATTTGGAAAAAAGAGTGTATAATTACATTTACTTATGACTACCTGTGCATGCCATAACTCCTTGTAATACCTGTGTATTCCTAAACTGACACCAGTATAGCCAAAAGCTATTAAAGGGACGGCCCTTATGTATAAATATGTAGACATTAGTGAAGAAAAGACTTGACTTTTGGTTAAAAATATGGTATAATTTATAGTATACTAAAGAAGATAAAGATTACCCCGCGCCCTTAAGTATCCTTAAGCATCGTTAGGATTGATCTTTTAATAATAATTAAAGAAACTAACTAAAGTATACTTAAGTATCCTTAAGTACTAAGGGAAATACAATGAATACTAAAGAACCTAAGGGTAGTCAGCCCGCAAAGCGGGTGGGCAGACCAAAGAAAACAGCAGTTGTGTCAAAAACTAAGGGCAAACGTAACTCAGTAGGGCGGCCCAAGGGTGACGCAGCGGTCATTAACGAATACAAGGCTAGAATGCTGGCATCTCCTAAGAGTAGGAAGGTGCTAGATAGTATATTGTCAGCAGCCTTGGACGATGACCACAAGAATCAAGCAGCAGCATGGAAGCTTTGCATGGACAGGTTGTTGCCTGTTAGTTATTTTGAGAAGGATAAGGCCAGCGGAGGCAAGAGTGCCATCAACATCTCTATTACAGGTGTTGGCGGAGAGACTACAGTCATATCCGGCGGCCAAGAAGAACCCATTGAAGGGGACTATACAGATGTATGATATAAATCAAGACTTAGATTACTTTACTAGGGAAGAGTTTGCTTGTCAGTACACTGGCGAGAATGAGATTAGTGACAGGCTGTTGCTGAAGTTAGATTTGTTACGTGCTAGATGTGGTTTCCCCTTCGTTATTACAAGTGGCTACAGATCAGTAGACCACCCCATAGAAGCAAAGAAGGAGACACCCGGAACTCATGCCCAAGGCATCGCAGCAGATATTAAAGTCAATGACGGTACACAACGGTTTAGGATTGTTCAAGAGGCTATCTCGATGGGCTTTTCAGGAATTGGAGTTGCTAGTAGCTTTGTGCATGTTGACATCCGCGACCTTGACGGTAATGAGCCTCCTGTAATGTGGACGTACTAGCTTGACTGATCTTAATGTCTCGCTATTACCTTGGCAGCAGGAAGTCTGGGAAGACGCTACACGCTTTAAAGTAGTGGCTGCGGGTAGACGTACAGGGAAAAGTAGACTAGCTGCTTGGCGGCTGATCATCAGTGCGTTGTCCGACAAGAAAGGTCAGGTGTTCTACGTTGCCCCTACACAGGGTCAGGCTAGAGACATTATGTGGCAGTTGTTGCTGGAGCTAGCTCACAACGTCATCTCTACAGCCCACGTTAACAACCTACAGATTAAGCTGATCAATGGCTGCACCATCTCTCTAAAGGGTGCTGATAGACCAGAGACCATGCGTGGTGTTAGTCTAAAGTTCCTGTGTATGGATGAGTACGCAGACATGAAGCCAGAGGTGTGGGAGCAAATCCTACGTCCTGCATTGGCGGATCAGAAGGGTGATGCGCTCTTTATTGGTACACCTATGGGTCGTAACCACTTCTACGATCTATACCAGTACGCTAGTATCTCTGAAGACCCTACGTTCAAGGGGTATCACTTTACTAGCTACGATAACCCGTTACTTGATCCTGAAGAGATTGAAGCAGCTAAAGGCTCTATGTCAGCCTTCTCTTTCCGTCAGGAGTTTATGGCATCCTTTGAGGCGCACGGCAGTGAACTCTTTAAAGAAGAAGATGTTAGATTTAGTGAGGAAGAACCTACTGATGGTAATTATTACATTGCTGTCGATTTGGCAGGATTTGCAGATGTACAGAAAGTCACGACTAAAACCAAACGACTTGACCAGACGGCAATTGCTGTGGTTAAAGCGGGCGTCGAAGGCTGGTGGGTTGCTAATATCATACATGGCCGTTGGGGCGTCGAAGAGACTGCCAGACGAATCTTTGAAGCAGTCAGAGACTACCAACCAGTCGCAGTAGGTATTGAGAAGGGTGCGTTAAAGAATGCTGTCTACCCCTACCTGAACGACATAATGAAGAAGAACCAGAGATTCTTTAAAATAGAAGAGCTGACACACGGCAACAAGAAGAAAACAGACAGGATCGTGTGGGCGCTGCAAGGCCGTTTAGAACACGGTAACTTAGTATTAAACAAGGGTAAGTGGAATGCTCAGTTCCTAGACGAGTTGTTCCAGTTCCCTAACCAATTAGTCCACGATGACTTGATAGATGCTCTTGCATACATTGACCAGTTAGCTAAGGTCTCGTATGCTTTTGACTATGAAGAAGAGGACTACGAATTCCTAGACAAATACGCAGGCTACTAACTATGGAACTAGAAGGCAACGACAACTTCGCTACAGAGCAGCACCTAGAGAACTGGGTAATTGAAAAGTGTGACTCATGGCGCGACCACTTTGAAGCTAACTACTCACAACGCTTTGAAGAATACTACCGTCTCTGGCGTGGTCAGTGGTCTCCACAGGATCGCACACGAGACACTGAACGCTCTAAGATTATATCTCCTGCGCTACAGCAGGCTGTTGAGTCTTCAGTAGCAGAGCTAGAGGAAGCTACCTTTGGCCGTGGTAAGTGGTTTGACATTAAAGATGACATCTACGACCAAGACCCTAACGACATTGCTTTGCTGCGTAACGCACTAGAGCAAGACTTTAAAAAGAACAAGGTACGTAAGGGTGTGGCAGAGTGTCTGATCAACGCTGCTGTGTTTGGTACAGGTATTGCTGAGATTGTTCTTGAAGAAGAAAAAGAAATGAAACCTGCCACACAGCCTGTAATGGGCGGTGAGCTTACAGCGGTAGGTGTCAACATACAGGATCGTACATGCGTTAAGCTACGCCCTGTCATGCCACAGAACTTCCTGATTGACCCAGTAGCTACAGACATTGACTCTGCCCTTGGTTGTGCAGTAGATGAGTTTGTGTCAGCTCACTCAGTAGAGCAGCTACAGGAAAGCGGTGTGTACCGTGACGTAGACATACAGCTTGCTTCTCCTGACTTTAACATTGAACCTGATCAGGACTTGACACGCTTTGATGAAGACAAAGTACGACTGACTAAGTACTATGGACTTGTTCCTCGCCACCTGCTAGACAAGGCAATGGAAGAGAAGGACGCAGAGGAAGCAGGAGAAGAGATTGTTACCTTTGAAGACGAAGATGATTCCTACTATGTAGAGGCTGTTGTTGTAGTAGCTAACGGCGGTGTACTGCTAAAGGCTTCTAAAAACCCCTACATGATGGAAGATCGTCCTGTCGTTGCATTCCCATGGGATGTCGTTCCTAGCCGCTTCTGGGGCAGAGGAGTATGTGAGAAAGGGTATAACAGTCAGAAGGCGTTAGACACAGAACTACGCGCTCGTATTGACGCTCTAGCACTGACTATACACCCAATGATGGCTATGGATGCTTCCCGTATGCCTCGTGGTGCTAAACCTAGCATACAGCCCGGTAAGACCATCCTAACCAACGGCAACCCTGCTGAGATACTACAGCCATTTAACTTTGGTAACGTAAACCAGATTACCTTTGCACAGGCTCAGTCACTACAGACTATGGTACAGACTGCTACAGGCGCTATCGACAGTGCTGGTATTGCCGGTTCCATTAATGGTGAGTCTACCGCTGCCGGTGTCTCTATGTCACTGGGTGCTATCATTAAGCGTCACAAGCGTACCTTGATCAACTTCCAAGAAGCATTCCTTATCCCTTTTGTACAGAAGGCTGCTTATCGTTACATGCAGTTTGAACCTGAGTTGTATCCAGTAGCTGACTACAAGTTCCACACCTCTAGCTCACTAGGCATCATTGCTCGTGAGTACGAAGTAACACAGCTTGTACAGTTGCTACAAACCATGTCACCAGACACGCCGATGTATCCTAAGCTGGTTATGTCCATCATTGACAACATGAACCTGTCCAACCGTGAGGAGCTTATTGCTACTCTTGAGCAGGCTAACCAGCCTAATCCAGAAGCTCAACAGGCTCAACAGGCAGCACAACAGGCACAGCTACAGTTCCAAGCTTCGCAGACTGCTGCACTACAAGGACAGGCTACGGAAGCACAAGCTAGGGCACAAAAACTTATAATGGAAGCTCAAGTTATTCCACAGGAATTGGAGATTGATCGTATCAAGGCAATCACTACTAACTTAGAAGTAGGAGATGCTGACGATAAAGAGTTTGAACGACGCATTAAAATGTCTAAGGAAATGCTTAAGGAACGTGAGATAGCTATTAAAGAAAGAGAAGCTGTAGCAAGACCTCAAGGAGGAATGCAGTAATGGTTACAACCAGAGAGCTTGAACATGTGGTTGAGCAAGTAAATGTAAAGTTTGAGGAACTGTTTAAGAAGGTTGCACAACTTGAGAAACAAATGGAGGCTAAGAATGCCAGCAAAAAAACCAGACCCAAGACTAGCTAGAGCTGGTGTCACTGGATACAATAAGCCGAAGCGTACCCCCAATCACCCAAAGAAAAGCCATGTTGTTGTGGCAAAGGAAGGTGACAAAATCAAGACGATTAGGTATGGAGAACAGGGGGCAAGCACAGCAGGAAAACCCAAGGCGGGTGAATCTGCTCGTATGAAAGCCAAGAGAGCCAGCTTCAAAGCAAGACACGGTAAGAACATAGCAAAAGGTAAAATGTCAGCAGCTTATTGGGCTGATAAATCTAAGTGGTAGTACACTTATAGGTACATAAAAGTGCAACAAATGTACACTTAAATGTACACTACAGTATACATTGTACATTATATGAAACATAACAGGAGATTATTATGCCATACGGTAAAGGTACATACGGTAGTAAAGTAGGTCGTCCACCTAAGAAAAAGACAGCGGTAAAGCCTAAGAAGAAGCCAGTTAAAAAAGGTAAGTAACATGCCAGCCAAGAAGTCTACAGTAAACAAAGCAGGGAACTACACTAAGCCCACCATGCGGAAGAACTTGTTTAACAAGATCAAAGCAGGAACTAAAGGTGGTAACGCTGGTCAATGGTCTGCTAGGAAAGCTCAGATGTTAGCCAAGGAGTACAAGGCAAAAGGCGGAGGTTATAAGTAATGGCTTTAAAAGAATCACAGAAATCTTTAAAGAAGTGGACAAAGCAGAAGTGGCGTACACCTAGCGGCAAAAAGTCTTCAGAAACTGGCGAAGTATACGCACCTTCTAAGACTATTAGTAAGCTAAAGTCCACAGCAGCAGGTAAAAAGAAACTAGCCGCTGCTAATGTAAAGAAGAAAGCAGCTACCGCTAAAGGCAAGCAACACGCCAAGCATGGCCTACATAAGGGTAAGAAACGATGAAGGGTCAGACTCACGGTGGTAAAGGAAGTGCCCAGCGCAAGACAGATCAGAAGAAGTTTGCAGCTAACTGGGATGCTATATACAACAAAAATACTACAAAGTCAAGTAAAAAGAAGAAATAACGCTTGACTTTCTTATTCATTTATGATATAATAAGTAGTATATGAGGTGTTTATATCTCATTAATGATAACTTAACTTAACTGTCCTTAGGGAGAAACAGTATGATTGATAAAGACCTTGAGCTATATTACCGTAACATTAGAGATATGTTTGGAACAGACGGCTGGAAGCAGCTAATGGAAGACCTTAAGTCTAATGCGATGGTGATCAACTCAGTAGAAGCTGCAAAAGATAATGAAGACCTTTACTTTCGTAAGGGCCAACTTTCTATCATAGCTAACCTACTAAACCTAGAAGCTCAGATTGACTTAGCAGAAGAACAAGCAATGCAAGAGGAAGAAGAAGTAGAAGAAGCTGCCTAATGAAAGCTATCTACGAGTATCGTTGCGAGGATGGACACACGAATGAACGCTACACAGATTCTGAGTGTACCCACATCCCCTGCTTAGACTGCGATAAGATTGCAAGAAGAATTGTAAGTGCTGTGCGAAGTAAGCTAGACCCTATCTCTGGTGATTTTATGGGTGCTACCAGACAGTGGGAAAAAAACAGAGCGCAGAAGTTACAGCAAGAGCGCAAGGCCAACTCTTAACCAAGAAGCCCTGCATAATACACCTCCATAATGAGAATACTCACGGAGTTTAATAATGGCAACACTAATAGACGAGCGTCCAGAAGACGTAGAAGACAACGAACAAGAAGTAAGTCAAATTCAAGAGGAACCTCAAGTAGAGGACACTCCTCAAGAACAAGAAGAAATCCCTGAAAAGTATCAAGGTAAGTCTACCGCAGAGATAGTAAGGATGCATCAAGAAGCTGAGAAGCTTTTAGGTCGTCAAAGCTCAGAGGTAGGGGAACTTCGGTCAGTCGTTGATAACTACATTCAGACACAACTCGACACAACACAAGCAACCCAAGAACCTGAAGAAGATATAG